GCGCAAGCGGGTCCAGATCATCAACGAACGGGATCCGTTCGTACAAACGGAGTAGGCCATGAGCCGCAAATTCAGAAAGAGCGCCATTCTCGCGAAGATCGAGACGACGCCGTACACCGATGCTGCGCCCGCCGGGGCATCGAACGCGATCCAGACCATCAATCTGGACGTGACCCCGTACGAGGCGCAGAACGTCGAACGCAACCTGAGCCGAGCGTATTTCGGCCGATCCAGTCAGCTGGTCGGTCCCGGAATGGTCCGGCTGCAGTTCGAGGTCGAGATGCAGAGCAGCGGAACTGCGGGCACGGCTCCGGCATGGGGGGCGCTGCTGCGCGCCTGTGCATTCGCCGAAGCCGTCACCGCATCGACGCGCGTGGATTACACGCCGGTCACGGACGCGACCGAGACGCTCACGATTTACTACCACCGCGACGGCGTCAAGCATGCCGCAGTCGGTTGTCAGGGAACGTTCGAACTGGCGATGACCGTCGGTGGGCGACCGAGTCTGAAGTTCAGCTTCCTGGGCAAAAGCTCGGCACCCACGGCCACGGCGGATCCGGCGCAGACGCTCACCGCGTGGAAGGTGCCGTCGGTCATCTCCGATGTGAACACCAGCGACCTGGTCATCGGTGGCACGTACTCCGCCGGCACGATCAGCGGCGGCACCACGTATGTATCGAGCGGCCTGACGCTCTCGATGGGCAATGACGTCAAGTTCAGCCCGCTCGTCGGAGCTGAGTACATCGACATCGTCGATCGCAACCCGCAGGGCTCAGTCACGCTCGAGCTGACGGCCGCCCAAGAGGTGACGTTCGACGGCTACGTTCGAGCGAACACCTACCAGTCGATCGGCATGCTGCACGGCACGACAGCCGGGTCGAAGGTGCTCGTGTTTGCACCGACCGCTCAGTTGTACAACCGCCGTCACGTCGAAGTGAACGGCAACCTGATGAACAGCTTCGACCTTGGCCTCGATCCTTCGACGGGCAACGACGAGCTGCGCATCGTCGCACTGTAAAGGTACCGCATGTTCAAACTGACTCCTAACCCGACGTTCTGGCGCACGGTAAAGATCACCGCGGCCGACGGTTCCACGGCTGAAATCGAACTCGAGTACAAGCACCGCACGAAGGCGCAATGGATCGAGTTCGCCAGCAATGCGGCCGGCAAGACCGATGACCAGGTGATCAGCGAACTGGTGGTCGGTTGGGCAGGCGTGGACGCCGAGTTCTCGGCCGAGCACCTGCACGAGCTTCTGCAGAACTACCACACGGCCGCCGAGGAAATCGCCGAGGACTACAAGGCAGCGCTGACGGAGTCCCGGCGAAAAAACTGATGGCCATCGCCCGCGCGCTTGTCGAGGGGAGGGAAGACCGCGCGGCGATGGCACGTGAAGCGGCGGCCCTCGGCCTGGCGGCCGAGTTCGATGAGCCGGAGCCCGACATTGACGTTTACCCGGAGCACTGGGAAAGCCTGAGCGTGTTCGTGGCGATGGGCACGCAGATCAACGTCATGGGGATGGGCGGGATGATTGGCTATCGGTACGAGGCCCTGCCGGTCGTGCTGGACATCCACGGAATCCCGGCGGATCGACGCCGTGACGTATTTGACGACTTCCGGGTGCTCGAGGCAGAGACCGTGCGATTGATCAGGGAGCGCAGCAACCGTGGCTGATTCTCAGACCACCATCATCATCGCGGCGCGGGACGAAGCCAGCGGGGTCATCAGCAAGCTCGAGACCAATTTCGGCAGCCTTGCCGGAACGCTGACGAAGGTCGCGGGCGCTATCGGGGCCGCTGCCGCGATTTCGGCTGGCGCGAAGTGGCTAACCGATATCACCCGGCAGTCGATCGACGCGGCGGATAAACTCGGCGAACTGGCTCAGTCGACCGGCGTCGCCGGATCCGTGTTGTCGCAATACTCTCTCGTTGCGAAGAACTCCGGGACCAACGTCGAGGGGCTGGCTGGCGGCCTCCAGAAGCTCAACCTCAAGATCGACGATGCCGCCAACGGTGGCAAGTCGGCGGCGCAGTCGTTTGCGCGGCTCGGCATCAGCGTGCGGGACTCTGGCGACGAACTCAAGTCGACCGACCAGATCATGCTCGAGGTCGCCGACAAATTCGCAGACATGGAGGACGGGGCGGCAAAGACTGCGATCGCCGTCGACCTGTTCGGCAAGGCCGGCGCGAACCTGATCCCGTTTCTGAACCAGGGCCGCGACGGCCTCGAGGAAGCGGCGGACGTCGCCGACAAGCTCGGCATCAAGCTCAAGGACTCGACCATCGCGGCGGCCGACAAGACCGCGGATTCGCTTGGCCTGGTCGCGGCGATGGCGGGTGGCCTTGGCAACAAGATCATGGCCGAGGTGCTGCCGACCATTCTGTCGCTCACCGAGAAGTTCACCAAGTTCGTCGTCGAGACCGGCGCACTGGACGTCGCGGCGAAGTTGGTCGCCGGTGCGTTCCGGGTGATGGTCAACGCGGGGCAGGTTGTCGGCGCGGTCTTCGAACTGATCATCAACAACGTCTCCACCGCGGCGAGAGCGGTGATGCTGGTTGCACAGGGGGAGTTTTCGCAGGCCTGGGACACGGTGAAAGACGGCGTCAGCAGGGCCGGCGACATCGTCAAGTCCACCGGTGCCAGCATCGTCGAGACGTGGACGAAGACCACGGACGATGTCGTCGGTGCGGACACGAAGAACACGAAGTCGAAGGGCGAAGTCGCCGAGGCAACGTCCAAGGTCAAAGAGGAAACGGACAAGGCCGCGAAGGCCTTCGGCGACTACGTGCGGTCGTCGCAGGAAAAGCTGGCCAACGCCGAGGCGGAGCTCGATGCCGGTCGCAAGCTGACCGAGGTTGAGAAAGAACGCAATGACATCCTCGCGAAGCTCAAGACTGGCGTCATGTCGGCGTCCGCGGCTGAAGTCGCCGCTGCGCTTGCGCTCCTCGACAAGCGCGAAGCGGCGGCCGAGGCACTGAAGACCGACGAGGAATACCGAAAGAGCATCGAAGAGACGAAGAAAACGCTCGATGCTCGCCTGGCCACCGAAGAGAAGGCTGTCGAAACCCTGCGCCAGTCGATCGAGAAACAGGAAGAAGAAAACCTCAAGATCGGCATGACGAAGGAGCAGCTGGCCGATCTCGAGATCGCGAAGCTGCGCGACATCCAGGCGTCCAAAGCGCGCGATGCCCAGATCATCGCTGGGATCCCAGGGCGCGAAGCGGAGGCGGAAACGCTCCGTGAGCAGGTTGCGCTCTACGACGACTTGATCGCGCGCAAGACCGAGGGGCGTGCCGCGGCGTCGATGAATGAAGCGGCGATCGAGGCACGCAAGGCCGCCGAGAAGACCGCTGAAGAGTGGAAGAAGACCAGCGACGCGATCGAGAGCAGCCTGACGGATGCGCTCCTGCGTGGGTTCGAATCCGGGAAGAACGTCTTCGAGAACCTGGTCGAGACGGCCAAGAACCTCTTCAAGACGCTCGTGCTGCGTCCGGTGATCCAGGCGGTGGTGTCGCCGATCTCGCAGGGGATCACCGGCATGATGGGGTTCTCGGGGGCGGCGAATGCCGCGTCTGGAATCGCTGGTTCGAGCGGGATGATGTCGGGGATTTCGAATCTCCTGGGCATGGGATCGTCAGGGCTCGCCGGCGGATTTGGCGGCATGGCGTCTGCGTTCGTCTCTGGCGGATCGCTTACTGCGGCCGAGGCCGCAGCGGCGGCGGCGGCCTATGGCGAAGCGGGGATGACCGGAATTGCGGCGTCACTCGAGATCGGGTCGGCGCTTGGTCCAATAGCTGCGGCGGCTCCGTACATCGCGGCGGCCGTGGCGCTCTACTCGATGTTCAGCGGCCCTGGTGGAGCGCCGAAGTCGGGTGGGCAGTCGATCCTCGACTTGCGGGGCGGACAGGTGTCAACCTCCGCGCTGCAGACCGCATCCGCATCCGACGGCGGGCGTCTGCTCTACACGCCGTCGGACAGCGACGCCAAAACCTACGGGCTCGCAGCGGCGGCGATCGGTCAGATCCGCGCGCTGGCGAGTTCATTCGGCGGATCGGCAGGCGATCTGACGCTGGGCCTCGGATTCGACACTGACCCGGGCGGTACTGCCAGCAATCGCATTTCGTCGTTCCTCGCGCGGAATGGGGCGCTCCAGTACAGCACGACCGCTAGGGATCTCGGACGCGACGACGGGGCGCTTCAAGCCGGCCTCTCAGACGAGATGTCCAGGCTCGTCCTGGCAGGCCTCGCCAGCTCCAACTTGCCGGGGAAGATCGGCGAATACTTTGCGTCCATCGATCTGACGGCGGTCACCGGTGACCAGGCGCGCGCAGCGGTCGAGGCGGCCAGTACGGCCCGCACGATGGCCGAGGCAGTCCGTGACCTTGGCGGGGTGTTTTCGACGTTTTCCGGGCTCACGGTGGAGGCGCGCGGAAGCATCGTCGCCCTGACGGGTGGGATCGAGGCGTTTACCTCAAAGACCGCTTCCTTCCTGCAGAACTACTACAGCGCCGAAGAGCAGGCGGGAATTGCGGCGGCACAGGTGCTGCGCTCGCTCGGCGCAAGCGGCGTGGACTTTGGGGCGGTGACGGACAAATCCGATGTCCGCACATTCCTCGATGCGCTTGATGTCTCCACGTCGATCGGACAGGCGCAATTCGCCGTCGTGCTAAACGCCTCAAGCACGATCGCAAGCCTCGCGCCGTTCCTTGAAGAAACCGGCATGACGCTGGGGGCGGTGGCAGAGCTGGCGCCAGGTGGCGGCACCTACGATGTGCTGACCGGATCTGCCGAGTCGGCCGCGGCGACAGCCAACTATGCGGCGTCACAGGTCGATCTGCTCACGAGCGTGGTTGAGGTGCTCACCCAAGCACAAGTGGACGCGCGCACCGTGGCCGCACTGTCGCAAGCGGCCCTCGATCGGATCGCTGCCGCGACTGAATCGACGGCGACGACGAACTGGTCGCAGATGTTCCCTGACCTCGGGACAGGCTGATGGGCGCCATGGCGCAGCGCGAGTACCTGATCGAGATGGATGTGCGCGTAGACGGTGCGGGAACGATCCGGACGCTCTGCTATTCGGTCTACGGGTTCAACAGCGAACCATTCGACGCATCGCCGAATGTGCACTATGCACCGCGCCTGCTGCGGCCCGGCGTGCTGTCGCAGAGCCTGTATATGCCGGGATCGACAGGCGGGTCGTCGCGATCCGGATTTGGTGGCGTGCAGCTGTCCAATGTCGACGGCGGCCTCGATGCGCTCATCGATTACGGATTCGCCGGAAATGAGATTCGAATTCTCGTCGCACTGCGTGGCGCCCGGTACGCCGACTTCAAGCGGCTATGTACAGGGGTGATGGAGCAGCCGGTGTTCGACTGGAACAGCATCTCGATCTCGGTGCGCGATAAACAGTCGGAGCTGTCATCGCGCAAGCTCCAGGCAAACCTGTACCTGGGCACCAACAGCGGGTCGCCGATGTCTGGTGCGGAGGGCACGGCGAACGACATCAAGGGATCACGCAAGCCTCTGGTGTTTGGCCAGGTCTCCAACGTGCGCGCCGTCCGCGTGAACACTGACCGCAACATCTACCAGGTGCATGACGGACTCTTGTCGTCGATCAGCGCGGTCTACGTGGCCGGCGTGGCGTTGACGGCGGGCGCTGTCTATCCGGACTACGCGACCATGGAATCGACTGCGCCGGCCGCTGGACAGTTCAGAGCGTTGCCGGCACTCGGCCTGTTCAGAATCGACGCGGCGACGTCCGGGCAAGTGACCGCAGACGCGACCCAGGGCACGACGTCCGCTGACCGGACCGTGGCCCAGATGATGCGGTCGATCGCGTTGCGCGCGGGGTTGACGGCAGCCGAGATCAGCAGTGCTGACGTGACTGCACTTGATGCGCTTTGCCCACAGGCGCTGGGCGCCTATTTCGACGGCATGCCGCTTTCCGGCGCGGAAGCCATGGACATGCTGGCGCGCAGTGTCGGCGCGTGGTGGACGTTCGATCCTGCAGGCGTACTTCGCATGGGGCGTCTCGCCCTGCCGTCCGGAGATCCCGTGCGCGAACTGGACACGTCGAACGTGATGTCGATCGCGCGACTGCGGGCGAGAGACGAGGGTGCGGGCGTGCCGGCGTGGCGCATCAATGTCAAGCACTCGCGCAACTGGACGGTGCAAACGACTGGTCTGGCATCAGCGGTGACCGCCGCGCGCGCGGCGTACTTGTCCGGGGATGGTCTGGTGGCTTCCGCCAATGACGCTACGGTGCAGGCGCAGTATCCCCTGGCAGTCGAGCGCTCGTTCGACACGTTGATGGTCAATGCCGGGGATGCGGCGACCGAAGCGGCTCGGCTGCTGACGCTCTACAAATCCCGGCGCGACATGCTCGTCGTGCGGGCAAGGCTGGACCTGGCTACGGCCGACGTTGTTCGGCCAGGCGCTGTGGTGCGCCTGACGTGGCCGCGATACGGCATGAACAGCGGAAAGCTGTTCACCGTCCTCGGGGTCAATTCCGATTACCAGACCGATTCGGTCGAATACACGCTGTGGGGGTAACGGGTGGCGAACGTCCTGTTGGCTTTCCCTGACAAGGCAGCGCTCGGCACGGTTTCGGGCGGCTCGTTCTATTCGACATTGCCGGTGTCAAACATCCTGACGAGCGTCATTACCCAAGTGGCCAGGACCACTGACCTGACGCCGACATCAACCCAGTTCGTGCTCGACGCTGGACGCGTGCAGGGTGCCTCGGTCATTGGGCTCCTGAACCACAACATGAGCCTGCCGGCGCGCGTGCGCGTCACGGCATCGTTGACCGCGGATTTCGGCACGGCCAGCTATGACAGCGGATGGTGCGCGGTGTGGAGCGGCCTGTTCGCGACATCAGACCTCGAGTGGGAGGACGACAGCTGGTGGGCGGGGACGATCGATGCCGATGCGATCGGATCGATGCGCCCGGCGTTCGTGCTGCCGACCGGAAGCGATGTCTTTGGCAGGTACTGGAAGGTCGAGATCGACGACGCAACGAACAGCGCTGGGTACGTCCAGATTGGCAGGTTGTTCCTGGCGAAGTCATGGACGCCGGCGCGCAACCCCGCTTATGGCTGGGGCATCCAATGGGTGTCGGACTCGGCAGTCGAAACGTCCCTCGGTGGCACCAAGTATTTTTCTCCGCGGTCGTCTGCACGCAAGAGCCGGATCTCGCTCGGTTGGATGACGAAAGCCGAGGCGTATTCGAAAGCGCTCGAGATCCAGCGTCAGCTTGGCGATTTCGGCGAGTTGTTGGTCGTTGCTGACCAGGACGACGCATCGACGCTGCAGCAGCGATCGTTCCTGGCTCGAATCAGCGGGAGCGACGAAGTCAGGCACATCCGCGCGAACGTCTACAGCGTCGAATTTGAACTCTCGGAGGTGGTATGACGCAGGTGGTATTCCCGACGCTGCTGGGCGGCGATGGTGCAACATACTCAGACGACGGCACCGGCACGAAGGACATGCTTGCCGGGGGGCACCGGACCAACTTCATCCCGCTGCTGTCGCAGGCGCTCGCCATGGCCAGCAGCGCGAAGGCCAGCGCCAACAGCGCCATCGGCAGCGCGAATCTCAACGGCACCAGCACGACCTCGTTGTCGGCGCCGACCATTGGCGGGGATGTCACGCTGGCGGTGGATGCCGGCAAGCTCTGGACCTCGGGCCAGCCGGTCATCATCGCCGACAGCACGGCGCCGTTCACGCGCTGGATCGCCGGCCTGGTGAAGTCCTACAGCAGCACGACCATGGTGCTGACCGTGGTGGACTTCGCGGGCTCGGCCTGGCCTGGCGCGTCCTGGTCGGTGTCGGCCACCACGGGGTTCGCCCGCGCACAGTCGCTGACGCCCAGCACGATCACGGCGAGCGGCACCACGGCGCTGGCGGCCTCGGATCGGGGCAAGGTGATCCGGGGCAACGCGGCGGCGGCGATGACGTTCACCTTCCCGGCGGCGGCCACGCTCGGGGCGGGCTGGTTCATCTACATCCAGAACGTGACGGCCGTCACCAGCGGTCTGGCGATCACGCTCGACCCCAACGCCTCGGAGACCATCGACGGCGCGACCACGGTGGTGATGTACGCCCAGGAGATGCGCCTGGTGATCTGCGACGGCACGAACTTCGTGTCCTACGTCATGCACCCCGGCACGGCGTTCTTCTCGGCCAGCGGCACCTGGACGAAACCGACCGGCTACACGCTGTTCCGGGTTCGCGCCCAGGCTGGCGGCGGTGGCGGCGGCGGCGGGTACGGCGGAAGCTCGGCGGTCGCCAGGACCGGCGGCGCAGGCGGAGGCGGCGGCGGCTACTTCGAGGCCGACATCCTGGCCAGCCTGCTGACGGCCACGGAGACCG